TGATTGCTTGCTCCAGTTTTTTCCGACTGCCCAAATGCCTAATTGCTTCATTCCGGCTAATATATTCCCCGTAAGTTTCGGCAACGGCTTCCTTGACAACGCTCTTGGTGAAATCAATAAATTCAGCCATCGACATTTCGATACGATCGGTATTTCGGAGGATCAGGTTCATAATTATTTCAATCTTATTACATTTATCCCGTCTATAACACCCGCACTCGTTGCTTTATAAGAATATCCTTCCCGATTAAGAAACCTTACTATTTTTCTTACGTGCATCTCTGTATATTCCCGGAATGGGACAAAAAGACACATTCCAGCCTGCATATCTAAAATCTGGCTTTTTAAAGTTTTTGGTTTATTAATTGCTATTTCATCCATTTTTATTATGTTTGTATATTATTTATTTTTTATGCTCATGGATTAGTGTTTTCATCTAATCACAAGGCAAAGATATGGTGATATTTCATTAATTCAAAACATATAGTGCTAAAAATAGTGATATATCATTTATTTATAAACATTATAAATAACAAATATGGGTACAATTAATGATAGAATTAAAAGAATTGTGAATGAATTATTTAATGGAAACACTAGTTCGTTTGCAAGACAAATAAATGTACCACAACCAACTTTAAAAGACATTGTTGGAGGTAAGCTTAGTACTCCAAGAGCTGATGTTTTAGAAAAAATATTTGGTGATAAATCATTGAATATATCTGCTGAATGGCTTCTTGGTGGAGAAGGAGAAATGATTAAAAATATTTCCGAATCAGATTCACAAAATGACATTCAGCTTCCCGAAGTCCCAGAGGCAAATAAAAGTGAGACCGAAACAATCAAGTCCTTATTGTCTGTGATCAGTGATCAGGCTAATATATTAAAACAAGTGACTAATAGTAAAGAGCAAAAACATATTGAAGAACAGAAGGAAATGTTTAATAAGATTGAATCTTTACAAAAATCACTTGATAATCAAGGAAAATATCTTCAAACGTTGTGCAAGAAAATAGATGATCTTATTTCTGAAAATAATATTCCTGGACAAAAAAAGGTTGGTTAACATGAGTAAAAAAGAAACAAATTTTAGTGAAGAACGTATAACTAATACTGATGAAAAAGTATTAATATTAATAAAAGATATTATGAGTGACTTCACCGAAGTTGTAAAAATGCTAACTGATACAATGAACGCGCAGTTAAGTATTATTAAGGATCAAGAAAAAAATAGTGCTGAAAGTACTCGCCTAAATAATCAGGCAATAAATCGACAATTAGATATAATAAATGATCAAAATGGATTTCTCAAAAAAATATTCGATCACATGGAAGGTGGAGATGATAAGAAAATATCTAAGGTTATAGAGTTTTGCCATCAGAGAAAACAAAATTGAAAAAAGTCGTGTGCTAATTTAAAATTATAATACATGGATTTTAAAGATCAAATTAAAATACTTGGAGAGCGTGCATCCAAGTTAAAAGAAAGTATTGCAACAGAAGAAGCCACAAAAACAGCTATTATACTTCCATTCATACAATCTCTTGGATATGATATTTTCGATCCAACAGAAGTGATACCAGAATGTGTTTGTGATATAGGAACAAAGAAAGGTGAAAAAATTGATTATACAATTTGTAAAGATGGAGATCCTATTATATTAATCGAATGCAAACACTGGAAGCAAGATTTAAATTTACATAGTGGGCAGCTTCTAAGGTACTATCATGTATCTAAAGCTAAATTTGGTATACTCACAAACGGCATAATTTATAAGTTCTATGCTGACCTAGTAGAGCCAAATAAAATGGATGACAAACCATTTTTTGAGATTAACATAGAAGACTTAAAAGAGGTTCAAGTTGAAAAGTTAAAAGAATTTCATAAAAGTTACTTTGATATTGAATCTATTCTAAATACTGCAAGTGAGTTAAAATATACTACAGAATTAAGAAATCTAATCGTTAAAGAAATAGCTGATCCTTCTGATGAATTTGTAAAATACTTTGCAAAACAAGTATATCCGTCAATGCTCACGAAACCAATTGTTGAACAATTTAGAGATATGTTAAGAAGAGCTTTTCAACAGTATAACAGTGATTACATAAGCGACAAACTTAAATCGGTAATAAAATCACAAACTGATGAAATTAAATCTCAAGATCAGGAACAACAAATACAAGAAGAAAGCCGAGAAGATTTAATTGTAACTACAGAAGAAGAATTGCAAGGATTCTATATTGTAAAATCAATTTTACATGGGATTGTTGATTTAAATAGAGTTATATATAGAGATACCATCTCTTATTTTGGCATATTACTAGATGATAACAATAGAAAACCTATCTGTCGTTTACATTTTAATCGATCGAATAAATATCTTGAAGTATTTGATGAAAATAAAAAAGGAACAAAATACCTAATTACGTCTCTTGAAGAGTTATATAATTATTCAAAAGAAATTATTGAAAGTGCAAAAAACTATTTGAATGACTAATACTTAAATATAAGCCAAAAATCAGGCAAAATGACCGAAAAAGAAAATATAACAATAGAATCAGGTAGTGGCTTAGACGGAAATGTTAAACCAGTAGAAAACCAGTAGAAATTTCTACTAAAAATATATCCAACTCCTTAATTTTCAATTTATAAAAGAAGATCACAAACCAGTGTCCTCAACAGACGTGCGGGTTCGATTCCCGCCCTGGGTACAAATTGAAAATTAAGGAGTTAGATGAAAATCTAACTCTTTTTTTGTAACCCATGGGACCGGGGCATGGGGTTTCTTGAGGACTGGTACTATCTTAGAAAAAGTTTACTGATCACCTATCTTACAATTTATTCCTGGAAGATTTCAGCCCTCACGCGGCTGAGGGTTTCGGGAGTCATCAACAGATAAGAAGCGATATGGCTGATAGGGGCTCTTTTGGCTGCTTCGGGAAAATCTTTTAGAAAACGTTTATAGCGTTCCTTGGCAGTTTCGAATCGCCAGGAGTCGGCTTTGTTCTGGGATACCATAAGGCCCCATTCTAAAATTTTCTTGTATAATTGAGCAATAGAGGAATAAGAAACAAACAATTCTTGCAGACCGGTATAGGGGATGTCGTACACCACGGTCGGTTCGATGGCTTCGATCATCAAGCGTGTGGGTTCTTGTCTGAACAGGCTGATGATGCAAAATACCAAATCATCTTCACACGAAAAATGTTCGGTGATATCATGCCCGTTTTTGTAGTAATACTGACGTAACATTCCCGATTCGACATAATGGAAATGGCGGGC